CACAAGCCAAGAATGCACCTCCACAATTGCCACCTGATGCACAAGTGGTTAAGGACACTGCAACGGCTGAGACACAACGTAAGACTGCTAAAGATCAAGCTGATGCACAGATTGCTCAGGCTAAGATCACAGCAGACGCACAAAAAGCCGCTCTTGATAATCAAACCAAGATTGAAATTAAGAACGCAGAATTGACGCATCAAACGATCCAAAAATCGCTAATGCTCAACCGCAGGCCCAACCGCCTGCACCCCCAGTAGCACCAACCCCTCAACAAGGAGAACCAAATGGCAACATCGTCGGATAAAGAGCAGAAAGGCATTGACGTGCGTTACCACGCTCGTTTAGCCATGGGCGTTAAGCTCGATGGCACATCAATGCAACCTAAAGGTGGCAGTGAAGAATCAAAAGCAAAATCAGGTGGTCTTTCTCACGCAAGTAAGAAAAATAAATGATTGAGCAGTTGATTCACAGAGTTAAGATACGACAAGCAGAATTACAGTTGGCCCTAGCTTCAGGGTCACCTATAAACTGGGAATCGTATCAAAGACTTGTCGGTGAGTATCAAGGGCTCCAAAAAGCCATGGATATGATCGACGAAATGTTGGACGAAGAAAAGAATCAAGATTAACCCCCTGCACTGAAAAGTGCGTATATGCATCTGAAATATGATGTGAAAGGAAAACAATGAGTGAGCAACAACCTATTCCCACTATTGATGGGAATGACGGAACGCCTGATCCAACTGAGTTGGCTTGGGCCTTTCCTGATGTAAAGCCGGGACAGCGTCCTTTTGGCGGTCGAGTGATTATTCAACTGCGTCGTATTAAAAAAACCGCAGGCCGAATCATCATCGTAGATGAAACTAAAGAGAATGAGAAATGGAACAACATGATCGGTAAGGTCGTGGCTGTTGGCCCATTGGCATTCAAGAACAGAGACACTATGCAACCATGGGCTGAAGGCTCTTGGGCTGAAGTTGGTGACTATGTTCGTGTTCCTAGGTGGGGTGGTGATCGTTGGGAGCGTTTTGACCCAGCAGAAACTGACTCAGACTACAAAGAACCAGTTTTATTTATGACTATTAATGACCATGAACTGATTGCGGCAGTCACTGACGACCCGTTATCGTTCAAAGCCTACGTTTAAGGAGACCTAAATGGCTGATACAGATCAAGCAGAATTAGCACTAGACGCAATAGAGGCAGATGATGGCTCTGCGGTAGTGGAAGTCGACCCAAAATTGCTAACTCCGGAAGAAAATACCGAGCAAAATGGGTTTGAGAGAGCAAAAGAAGGTGGAGAAGTCACAGATCCTGCTGACGAAGACCACGAAGACGACAATGAAGAGCTCAGAGCGGCTAAACGCAACCGTCGTCGTGCCAAAAAAGACTTGGTTCGCAAGACAAATCAAGAAAAAGACGCACGATTACAGATGCTTCAGCGTGAAAACGAAGAATTTAAGCGTCGTTTGAACCAATTGGAGCGTAGCACCAAGACCGAAGGGCTAATTCGTATCGATAAGAACATCGAAGACGCTCAAACTCGCTTGGAATACGCAAAAATGAAGATTGCCGAGGCCACACAGAACGGTGATGGTCAAGGAATGGTAGAAGCACAGACTTTGATGCAGAACGCATCAGAAGAAGTACGCCATTTAAACAATCTACGTTACCAAGCTGACAAAGAACTCAAGCAACGTCCTCAACAAAACAACCAACCTGCTGTAGATCCTGATGCCGCACGCTTGGCACAGCAATGGATGAGGAAAAACTCTTGGTATAACCCACAAAACAATGATGCCGATAGCCGTATTGCTAAACGTATCGATGATTTGATGGCGGCAACCAATTGGGATCCAGCAGATCCTGATTATTGGGAGGAATTAGATAGCCGTTTGCAAAAAGAATTACCTCATAGATATAATGGAAACAATGACGACGATTCCCGTAATGTCAGACGACCAAGGAATGTTGTGGGGAGTTCAGGAAGAGAAGCATCAGCCGCCTATGGGGGATCTAATCGCTCCCAGTTCGTACTATCGCCTGATAGGGTGAGAGCTATGAAGGATGCTGGAGCTTGGGAAAATCCTGAACGTAAAGCTAAGATGATTAAGCAATTTATTGCTTATGATCGTGCAAATCGAAACAACTAATCTAAGGGGAATACATTATGGAATCACGTTTAAAAAAATCTTTGAATGCTGGTGGTCGCCAAGACCGTTCAAATGGGGAAGCAAGCCACACAGCACCCGAAGAGAAGTTCATTTCAACGCAGGAACGTAAAAATATGTGGAGCGAGGAATGGACGCAATCAGCATTGCCCAAACTACCCAGTATGGACGGGTGGCATCTTTGCTGGCTCTCAACAACCAACAGTTATGATTCAATCGATAAGCGGATTCGCTTAGGGTACGTTCCAGTTAAGTCTGAAGAGTTACCCGGCTATGAAGATTACCGAGTGAAGTCAGGTGAACATGTTGGATATATCTCATGTAACGAGATGTTACTGTTCAAGTTACCAATGGAAATTTTCCAAGAGGTCATGACTCATATGCATCACGATAAACCTCGTGAAGAAGCAGATAAGATCAAAGTCCAGTTGGAAAGCCTCCAAGGTCGTGACAGTCACGGTCGTTCATTAGTTAGCGTTGAAGGCGAAGGTATGGGTTCTATTGATCAGCAACCAACCAAATTGCCTGTATTTTCAGGCTAACTTTTAGGAGAATTGATATGTCAGCAACTTCAGCTCCGTTTGGCTTGCGTCCTGCGTTCCATCCCTCCGGTTTGGATCGTGCTCAGGCGTTAGCTGGCGGCATTACATCGGGTTATGCAACCCAAATTCTTAAGGGCCAACCAGTTGCTTATTCAGCTTCTGCTGGTGTTATCGTTCCTGTTACTGCTAACAGCACCAATGCCGCATGGTCAGGTGCTTTCGCAGGTGTACAGTGGACTGATACTACTGGACGTGCTCGTGTGTCTAACTATTGGCCTGCAAACACTGCTTACACAGCAGGTACTTGCACAGCTTACTTCTACAACGACAACAACATCGTTTATGAAATCCAAGCTGATGCTTCAATGGCTCAGACCACAATTGGTAACGAATATTTGTTCACCAATGTGACCAATGGTTCATCTACTACAGGTTTGTCACAAGCAACTTTAGGTGCTTCGACTGCTGTTGGTAATGCAACTCAAGGTCAAATGCGTGTTGTTGACTTAGCACCATATGTCGACAATGCATGGGGCGATTCATACACAATTGTACGAGTCGTAAACAGTAACTCACAAATGTTCGGTGCCTTCACCGCTTTTGCTTAATCTAGGGAGCTAAATCATGGCCGCACCGATGAGAAGTACGGACTTCCGATCAATCGTTGAACCAATCCTCAACGAATGTTTCGATGGAGTTTATGACCAACGTGCAGACGAATGGAGCCGAGTATTCCGTGAGGAAGACGGTATTCCACGCAACTACCACGAAGAACCAGTCCTTTATGGATTTGGAGCCGCTCCACAATTGCCTGACGGTACACCTGTTACCTATCAGCAAGGTGGCGTATTGTTCCTCAAGCGTTACCTATACAAAGTGTATGGCCTTGCCTTCGCTTTGACTAAGGTATTGGTTGAAGACGGCGACCATATTCGTATCGGTCAAGTATATGCACGTCACTTGGCACAATCCTTGGTGGAAACCAAAGAATTGTTAGCCGCTAACGTGTTGAATACAGCTTTCAACTCTGCCTATCCGGGCGGCGATGGCGTGTCTTTGATTAACACTGCACACCCAATCGTAAACGGTACATTCAGCAACCAGTTAGCTACAGCCGCTGTTCTGTCACAAACATCTTTAGAACAGATGTTGATTCAGATCCGTCAAGCAGTAGACAACAACGGTAAGCGTATTCGTTTGGTTCCACGTCAATTGATCGTGGCTCCGGGCAATATCTTCCAAGCTGAAGTATTGTTGAAATCTGTATTGCGTACTGGTAACGCAAACAACGACATCAACCCAATCAAGTCTATTGGCTTGCTTGACGAAGGTGCCGCTGTATTGTCACGTTTGACATCAGCAACTGCTTGGTGGGTTCAAACCGATGCTCCTGAAGGCTTTAAGCTTCTGATGCGTCGTCGTTTGGAGAAAACCATGGAAGGTGATTTCGAGACTGACACAATGCGTTACAAGGCTACTGAGCGTTACGATTTGGGCTTTACTGACCCACGTTGTGCGTACGGTACACCCGGTATCTAAAGTTGTAGGGGTCGGCGTAAAAACCGACCCTTTTTAAAATTTATTTATGTCAAGCTTTTCAAGGAGAAGACAAAATGCCACAATTCGGTGATGATTTATTCTTAGGTGGAAATAGCGGTCAGACCTATATGGGTACTGGGCCACAATCAGCTACTTCCGTTTTTACAGGTTCTATTACAACTACAACTTTGACTGTTAATGCTTTGTTGTCAGGCGACCCATTGGTTGTCGGTCAATACATTACTGGCTCAGGCGTAACAGCTAATACATACATTACAGCTTCATTAGGTCAAAATTCTAGTGGACTCAACACATACACATTATCTGCTTCTACTACATCAGTAAGTTCAGTAACTATGTATGCCGCTGGTAATGCATTGTTAGGAGATCCATCCCCAATGTCTTTAGGTGTTGGCCCATTAGGTCGTATCTATATTTGGGACACAATTCCACAAACATTGCAAACAGCAAACGTAGCCGCTTCTCAAGCTCCAGCCGCATCAGGTTCGTTGACTTTGACAGCAGGTACATCTGCTAAGTCCATCGTTCGTCAAGATGGCACAACTGTTATCCAGTTGGACGTACCTCGTGCATTGCAAGTTAACTCTTCAACCACTGCTCGTACATTCACAGTAAGCGGTTGGGATTACTATGGTCAGCCAATGACTGAAAGCATCGTTGTTGCTACTGCAGGCACACCTAAGTTTGGTAAAAAAGCTTGGTATCAAATCTCAAGCGTTACCATTTCAGGTTCTGCAACAGCCGTAACTGTTGGTACTACCGACATTTTAGGTTCTCCAGTTCGTATTATTGATGGTGGATACATCATTGATCCGGGTTGGGCTGGTGCATTAGCTCCTGATACTGGAACATTCGTAGCCGCAGATACAACCAATCCTGCTACAAGCACAACTGGTGACGTTCGTGGTACTTACCAACCATCTTCAGCAACCAACGGTTCAAGCCGCTTAGTTATGTCGATTGCAGTTCCAGCTATCGCTGTAGGCCCTAATGCAACACGCACTGGTGCTCTTGGCGTAACCCAAGCTTAATAGGAGACAAAAATGTCTGAATTTAAACCAATGGTAAAGATGTACACCGATGAGCCTTCAGTATCTTTGAAACTCAAAAAAGGTGGTAAGGTCAAAGCCAAGCATCACAAAGAAGGTGGTGAGCATCATGGTCATAAGAGCATGGAGCATCACGCTATGGGTGGTATGCATCACGCTTTTGAATCAGAGCATGGCAAAGCCCCTAAAAAGCCTTCAATGATGGAGCGTATGAAGGCAATGAACCCTAATCAGTACAAAAAGGGTGGCAAAGTTGCTCATAAGGTTATGGGTGGCGGTATGCCAATGGCTAATCCAGCAATGGATCCGGGTCGTGCTCCTATGACTCCAATGGGCCCTAAAGCAATTGGTGCAATGAATCCTATGCAACGTAATGCTCGTGCAATGGCTGTTCGCAAAGCACTTACAGGCATGAAAAAAGGTGGATCTGCTGACCATAAGATGATTGAGAAGCTTGAAAAAGAACTCCATCACCATGAGTCATTACCAATGTCTAAAGCCCATCACAAGGCTTCCGGCGGTGCTATCGATCGTGATGAAACTCGTACAACTATTGAAAAAGGCGTTAAGAAATTTGCCAAGACTAAAGTAGATGACGGTGATCATAAAGATCGTGCACATGGCACAGGAATGATTAAAGAAGGTCGTCCGGGTGGTTATGCCCATGGTGGTAAAGTTCATCGTATTTCAGGTCATCCTGAAGGTTCACATGAGCATCACAAAGCTATGGCTAAACATCACAAGAAAATGTGTGATGAAACTGGCTCTGCACACCATGCTCGCAAGTGCGAAGAGCACAAGCATATGGCTAAGATGTGCAAAGGTGGTAGCTATGCCAAAGGTGGTACAACTGGTGATCGCACTCCTGCTGATACTCATGAGTCATATAACAAGGGTAAAACCAAGTTTGGTGGCACTATTGAGGACAACGAGCACGATTATGAAGATACTCAGATGCATTCTGCTAAACCTGATCGTGGACAAAAATCCACAGGTGGTGTAGCAATGAGTAATGCTGGTGGCTTCAAGCATGGCGGCAAAATGCATCACAAAGCAACAGGTGGTGCAATTCCAGCGGCTACTGAGAAAAACAAGAGGGAAGGTCATTTTAAGCATGATGCTGTAGAAGGCGGCGATTGGGAAAATCGTGCGGCTGATACAGCGACCGCTGGCGTTAAAAACACACGCACTGGAGAAGTAAAAGAATCCAATGCTGGTGGTTTTAAGCGTGGAGGTCATGCTTCAAAAAAGCACTACGCCACGGGCGGTAATGTTGTCGATGATGGTAAGGCAGTAAAAATGCCTCGTCATTTCGTCAGCCGTCCCGTGGCTAATAGCCTCCAGTCCGGTACTTTCAAGACTGGTGGTGGAGTAAAAAAGCTCGCTAAGGGTGGTCGTGCGGAGAAGGAGGAAAAACCCAACCTCCGGTTAATTTCTACGCACACAGGCCCTAAAGGCCATGTAGCAAAGGTTTATAAAGACAAGGATTGGGGTGAGCATCGTGTTCGGTTTTATAGTCCTGAAGGAAAGCATTTTCCTGATTCCGACTATCACACCGATGATAAAGAAGATGCTCACGATACAGCCAAGTTTGCATTAAACCGTTACAAACATGGTGGAAAGGCAAAGCGTTATGCTGATGGTGACTCAGTTGTTGATGATGCTCAAACAAGAGCAAACAACAAGGCATATGCCAACTGGGAGAAAAGTCAGAGAGAAGAGAACGAAGCAGATGCCAACATCATTCCAAACATGGTTAAACGTGGAGTGAGTGCTGTTAAAGGTTTGTTTGGTTCAAAGGCTCCTGAAAGCGTGACAAAGACTGAGAAATCAGTAACAGTTACGCCAGCTAAAAGACGTGGCGGCTCAATGAAGAGGTAATTAAGTCGGGGGGCTTCGGCTCCCCACTTTTAAAGGATAAATTATGAGTAATGGAATTGTTTCATCAGTTACCCGTGGTGGTGCATATGAGCCATTTGATCTTCAAGTAGCTCGTGGTCAAATTTTAGGTCACAGTATTGTTAGCGTGTTTGGATATAACGGCAACATTACATCGTCAACTGCACCAACAACTGCACCTATTCCAATGTGGGAAAACGCAACTGCGTATACATTTCCGACATCTGCGGCAACTTTGACAGTTGTAAGTTCATCAGCATCTGACAATACTTCAGCATCTATTTTGATTAGTGGTTTAGATGCAAGCTATAACCCTCTTTCAGAAACATTGTTCTTGAATGGAACAGCCGCTGTAACTTCTGTAAATAGTTACTACAGAGTTAATAGTGTATTTATGGTATCTGCTGGTACAAGCCAAGTTACCAATGTAGGAACAATTACGTTTAAACAAGGTACAAATATTGTTGCCCAAATCAACCCTAAAGTTGGTAAAAATCAAGCAAGTATTTATTCTGTTCCTGCTGGATACACATTCTATTTAAATGAAGTAGAAGTTAATTCAGACAATACATTGGGTAGTGGTAATGGCATGTATTACAACGTACAGCAAACTGTAAATGGCGTGCAATACAATGTATTGACACAAGGTTTTAGCTCTGTTTATATAATCGATAGATCATCTGCACCATTTCCTTACCCACAAAAATCAGATATTCAATGGCAAATTGCTACAACTAGCTCAACAGCTATTTTGTCCGGAGCAATTATTATTGGTAAATTGATTCAGAACAACAACAATACAACTGGCGTAGGCACTTAATCATGCCAAGCAAATCCAAAGCTCAACATAATTTGATGGAAGCCGCCGCTCACACCAAGGGTGGATATGGTGGCGTACCTCAAAAAGTTGGTAAAGAATTTGCACAAGCAGATGAAGAAAAGAAGTTTAAAAGTGGCGGTTTGTATGAAAACATCCACCGAAAACAAGAAAGGATTAAACGTGAAAAAGCTAAAGGATTACCTGTTGAGCATATGCGTAAACCCGGTTCAAAGGGTGCTCCAACTAAAGACGCTTTTGTCCAATCTGCTAAAACAGCTAAGAAAAAAGTAGGCGGCTGTGTATGGTAAGCCCTATAAGCAAAACCACTAAAGGCAAAAAACGTCATTACCTTAGCACCAAAGAAGGTGCTGGTATGACCGAAGCTGGTCGTAAAGCTTACAATGCTAAAACTGGCAGTCATCTCAAAGCTCCACAACCCGAAGGGGGGTCGAGAAAAGACTCATTTTGTGCAAGAATGAGTGGAGTAGTAAAACATGCAAGTGGTGATGCACCAAGGGCGAAAGCCTCATTAAAACGCTGGAAATGCCCCGGCTGGTAAGGAGAAAATAATGCCAACAAACGGTGATGATTTATTAAAAAAAATTCAAGATTTAAGAAAATCAGGTAAAGATTTAGATTCCGGTTTCTATCGTGATGTATCTCCACAGCCTAATGAAGCATTAAATAAAGCAATTGGTGCTCCTAAAGGCACAATTATGAAGCCAGTACCTATGCCTTCTTATGAACCTGATCCAAATGAAATGGTTGATTTTCCCGGTATTGGAAAAGTGCGTCGTGGAAACATTAAAGGTTTGAAACAAGGTGGAAAAATTAGCTTAGACCATTGCAAGGTAAATACTGCTGAAAGCAAAAACTCTAAACACAAAAATTGCTGGTGAGGTAACCAATGGCTTACAGCGGAACGGTAGGACAGACTGTAGTTACAGTACAGAATTTTATTGATCAAGGTGCCCGTTTAGCTGGCAAGCTTGCGGAAGAGCTCACTGTTGAACAAGTGCAGGGCTCCAAGCAAGCTTTGTTTTTTGTTTTAAGCAACCTAATTAACCAAGGTATTAACTATTGGGCAATCAATAAACAGGTCTATGGCCTGATTCCTGACCAATATGAGTATTTACTACCAGTAGGTGGCGTTGACGTATTGAACGCCCTTTATCGCACGATGACACGCCCTTCAGGAGCGTATTCATCCAGTGCAGGGGGAACGGTGTCAAACATCTATGACAACAATACTCAAACCTATTGCCAACAAACATCCCCAAACGGATATTTTTCTGTCAATTACGGTACTAATAACTCACAGTACATTGGCTCCATTGGATTTATGCCATATATCGCTGGTGGCGGTTCTTCCACATGGAACTATTACCTACAGTACTCCTACGATGGAACCAATTGGGTAAACCTGTATACAGGCACNAACGTAGCTGTGACTGATGGACAGTGGATTTGGCAAGATATNGATCCGGGTGCAACTGCTCAGTACTACAGAATGCAGGCGTTTAATGGCACAACTTTGGCCTTGCGTGAGCTCTACTTTGGCGATAATTCAACCGAAGTGACCATGTCTCGCCTTAATCGTGATGACTATACAAACCTGCCAAACAAGAATTTCAATGCCAATCAGCCTTATCAATATTGGTTAAACCGCACAATTCCACAGGCAAAAATCACTTTATGGCCTGCTCCATCTAATGCGTTTGTACAAATGACTATTTGGTATTCACGCCAAATCATGGACGTAGGTGATTTGAATGGTCAATTGGAGATCCCACAGCGTTGGAATCAGGCTATTCAATTCCTATTGGCCCATCAGATGAGCATGATTTTGCCTGCTGTTGAGCTGACTAGAATTCAGTATTTGGACACACAAGCCCAGCTATATTTCACTATGGCTGAAAACGAAGAGCGTGATAAGTCTCCGATTTACTTTGCTCCTAACATTTCTGTGTACACAAGATAATGCCTAAATGGTTAAACACAACTGGCAACGCAGTAATAGCAATCTTCATTTGCGATCGATGCAAGATGAAGAGGGCCATTACTGAGGCCATGCCTGACCCCAATTTTCCGGGTCTAAAAGTGTGTCAACAGGGATGTGCGGATCAGAAAGACCCTTACAGACTACCTGCTCGTAAAACTGAGCGTATCAATTTACAATATCCAAGACCTGACCTCAGTGTTGCGGCAGATGATGCTGGATTAGTAATTGGCCCTAACGATACAAGCATACCGGGCGGTAATCCAAGCGAATTCTATATCAGCACTGAAAACGGGACTGCGGTACCACAGCAAGATGGCAATACAGACATAATTTCACCAAGCCCTAATTCACCGACGAGCCAATAATATGAGTGGACAAGTAACGATAACCCAATTACCAGTCGCTGGTGCTCTAACAGGTACTGAAGGCGTTCCAATCGTTCAAAATGGCGTAACGGTACAAACTACTACGGGTGCTATTGCTGGTGCTGGTGCTCTTAACTATCCATTTTTGACAGTAGGATCTACTGCTGGTCTAACTCAGGCACGCTACATTGCCACAGGTTCAGGTTTAACTGTTACCGATAACGGGGCAGGAAATAGCCTACAAATCAACTTAATCGGTGCCGCACTGTCATTGGATAATGCAGGCACTGGAATAATCGTCAAAACAGGCTCTACAACGGTCACCAATCGACTTTTAACAGTAGGTGCAGGCATGACTATTGCCAATGCCGATGCGATCGCTGGTAACCCTTTAATTGGCTTGAATACTAATCTACAGAACTTGGCAAGCTTGTCAGGCACTGGTATTTTGGCTATCAATGGAAGCACTTTTTCCCCATTCACATTACAGGGAACTACTAATCAGATTAGTATTGCCAACGGAAATGCGGCTAGTGGATCACCTACGATTAGCATTGTTTCCAATCCAATTTTGCCCGGCAATGGCGGCGTTCAAGTCCCATCAGGATCTACATTACAAAGATTAGCTGTCAATGGCGTAGTTCGCTATAACACCGATACAGCTAGATTTGAGTTTTATGAAGGCAGTTCTTGGGCAACCATAGGTACTGGAGATGGTACTGTCACCAGCGTACAGGGAACAGTCAATCAAATTGCAGTCGCTAACAGTACAACTACTCCAGTTGTCAGCATTGCTCCAAACCCAACATTGCCCGGTACAAACTTTGTTCAGTTGCCTATTGGTACAACTGCACAGCGTGGCACACCATCATATGGTGCTTTCCGATACAACACTGATACTGGGGCCCTAGAGGTTTATACCAATCTAGGATGGAATACCGTATCTGCTGGTACAGGTGTTGTGACATTTAGTGCAGGCACTACTGGATTGACACCTAATACGCCTACAGCAGGCGGTATTGTTTTGGGTGGCATCGTAAACCCAGCGACTGGCGGTACTGGAGTTAACAACGGCACAAACACAATTACTGTTGCTGGAAACTTTGCAACTTCAGGGGCATACGCATTAACCCTAACAGCAACTGGTGCAACTAACGTCACAGTGCCTACAACTGGCACTTTAGCGACTTTAGGGGGAGTAGAAACCCTTACTAACAAGTCGATGTCGGGTTCTGCCAATACATTCACAAACATTCCAAATAGTGCCCTGACAAACAATTCAGTGACCTATAACGGCGTGACTGTGGCTCTCGGTGCATCAGGAACAATCACTGCGGTAAATCCTTATGCATTGACTATTGGAACTGGTTTAAGCGGAACTTCATACAATGGATCTGCCGCAGTAACTATTGCCAATACTGGTGTATTAAGCTTCTCAGCAGGCACAACTGGACTTACACCTAACACAGCGACGACTGGTGCCATTACTTTGGCTGGTACTTTGGCTATCGCCAATGGTGGTACTGGACTCACAGCAACACCTTCCAACGGTCAAATTGACATTGGTAATGGCACAGGATTTACTCGTACAACAATTACTGCTGGTACTGGTATCACTATTACCAATGGTTCAGGAAGCATTACTCCATCGATTACAGCAACTGGTGTAACCGCAGGAACTTATGGTTCTTCAGCAGTTATTCCAGTTATTGCAGTTAACGCTCAAGGTCAAATCACCTCGATCAGCACACAAGCGACTAATGCTCCTGCCTATCAAGGCACATGGAACGCCAATACAAACAGTCCTACTTTGACATCTAGCGTCGGTACAGCAGGCTACTACTATGTGGTAACGACTGCAGGTAACACGACTTTGAATGGTGTTTCAGGTTGGAACGTAGGTGATTGGGCCATCTTCAGTAACGGTGCATGGCAAAAGATCCCCGGTTCTACCACTGAGTCATTCACAAATNTGATCACTACTAACTTGCAAGTTGGCGGTTTGACTGGATTCGTATACGCAAATAACACCACTGGATATGCTACTGCGGCAACAACAGCTCAATTGTTGAGCCTGTTGGGCACGACTCCAGTAGCTAACGGCGGTACAGGATTGACTAGCTTGACTGCTGGATCATTGGTATATGGCAACGGTACATCTGCTTACAACACCCTTGCAATTGGTACTAGCGGTCAGATTCTGACATCTACTGGTACAGCTCCTCAGTGGTCAACATTGAGTGGCGTGGCTGTGACTACATTCAGCGGCGGCACAACTGGTTTGACTCCATCGACTGCGACTTCAGGTGCGATTACTCTTGGCGGCACATTAGCCATTGCAAACGGCGGTACAGGTCAGACTTCATTTACTGCTGGATATGTCCACTACGGATCATTTAGCACAAGCGCAAACCTTCAATTTGACGGCACAAATCTTGGTATTGGAGTCGCCCCTGTAAGCTCTAAAGGTCAATTGCAAGTTGGCAATATTGGCTATACAGACACTGGCATTTTGGCTGGATTTGCATCTAGTGTTGCTGGATACAATCAAATCATTCTGCAGAACACAAATTCCGGTTCTACTGCTTCGACAAACTTTAACGTCTCGAACAATAACGGTACTGCAACTACAAACTTTGGTGAGTTTGGTATCAACTCATCAGGATTTACTGGAACTGGTGCGTTTAGTACAGCAGGAAACGTCTACCTAGCCGCCGCAACAACAGATTTGGCAATTGGTACATATGGATCTAACGCAATACATTTTGTAGTAAACAGCGGAGCAACTGACGCAATGACTATCCCAGCGAGTGGCCCAATTGTGGCACCCGTCGGCATTGCTGGCGGTGCATTCTGATGGCAAAATACATGAAAGTTAAAAGGACTTAAAAATGGCACAAAGCGGATATACACCCATTCTGATCTACGGTAGTGGTACAGCTACGAATGTACCATTAGCGGCTAATTTGACTAGCTCTGCTTCAGGAACAGAGCTTGCTCTTAACTATGCTGATGGAAAGCTTTTTTATAAAGATTCAGGTGGTGTAGTTCAAGTATTGGCGACAAAAGGAGCCGCTCAAAATTCCATCAGTTTTGGAACAACAGGCTTAACTCCTAATACAGCTACGCAAGGTGCTGTGACTGTTGCAGGCACATTGATTACATCTAATGGTGGAACTGGTCTTTCGTCATATACAGCAGGTGATTTGCCTTACTATGCGTCAGGTACTGCACTTAGCAAACTTGGAATTGGAACAAATGGTCAGATTCTTACTTCTACAGGTACCGCACCTCAATGGACAACTTTGTCAGGAGTTGCAGTAACCACATTCAGTGCTGGAACAACTGGTTTAACCCCATCTTCTGCAACAAGCGGAGCAATTACCCTTGCTGGTACATTAAATGTAGCTAACGGCGGTACAGGTCTTAATTCATTGACCGCTGGTTATATTCCTTACGGAAATGGAACAAGTGCATTTAGCTCTAGTTCAAATTTGTATTTTAATGGCAGTTATTTAGGTATTGGAACTAGCAGTCCATCTTATCCATTAACAGTAAATGGAACAACTTTTACAACTGGAATAACCATTTCAACTGGTGGCGGTACAAATAGTGCCAATACAGTAAATATTGATACCGATGGTGCTGGTACTGCTCGTTATTATTCTCATGGTGGTAATACAACGACAGTGGGTTCTCATTCTTGGCATTTAGTGTCTTCCAATGGTTCTGTTGATACTACAGCCATGTCACTTAACTATAGTGGTAATTTGTTGGTTGGTACTACAGATAATAATGCAAATGGAAGAGGCGCTGCTACAAGAGCAGTAATTGCATCCCCATCTAGCGGTGGTGGAGATACATTAGGTCTTTTGCAAGTATCTAATTCAGCGTTTAATATTTCCAGCCTTGTAAATACTACAAGTGGAACTAGATACCACATAGGGTTTAGTGATGGCACAACATGGGTAGAGCGAGGAACAATCTCTACCAATGGAACAGGTACTTCTTATAACACCACTTCTGATTATCGTTTAAAAGAAAATGTAGCACCAATGTCAGGTGCATTAGCAAAAGTGGCTGCATTAAAACCAGTTACATATACTTGGAAAGAAACAGGCACAAATGGTGAAGGTTTTATTGCTCACGAATTAGCCGAAATTTGCCGTGATGCTGTTGTTGGTGAAAAAGATGGAGTTAAAGAAGATGGAACTCCGCAATATCAACAAATTGATACTTCATTCTTAGTGGCTACATTGACTTGCGCTATCCAAGAACAACAAGCCCTTATAGAATCATTAACCACTCGCCTTACTGCATTGGAAAACAAATGAATACTTACACTTGGAATATCGTTAATTTAGACCGCAATACTTCTGACGGTTTCGTAATCACAGCGCATTATGTTGTATCAGCTACAGATGGTGATTACACGGCTTCTACCTATGGCATAGTAAGCTACACACAAGAAGAGAAGGCTTACAAGCCTTATGCTGATTTGACACAAGCTGAAGTTATTGGCTGGGTACAGGAGTCACTTGGTCAAGACACAGTAGAGGCGAGTTTGACTGCACAGATTGAAGCGTTAAAGAATCCAGTACAAGAGACTGGATTGCCTTGGGCTACACAGCAAGCACCAGCTCAGGCATAATATTTAAAGGGAAGCCACCACCCTAATTTGGTGGCAACTTCATGGAGATTAAAAAATGGATGGTATCAAACTATCAACTGATCTAGTAAACGCAATCCTGCAATATTTGGGTAACCAAAAATTTGTAGAAGTTGCAGGTTTAGTACAAGCTATTCAACAACAAGCTCAAGCACAAGGTGCACAACCTGCAGAAGCTCCAGCTCCTGCTGAAGCTCCTGCTGAGACACCAGCTCAATAAGGAATTTAATCATGTCCGAGAATTGGATAGTAGGAGCCATTAAGCATCCCGGTGCTCTTCGTAAGGAATTACATGTCAAAGAAGGACATGACATCCCTAAGAAGAAACTGGATGCCGCCGCTAAAAAATCAGGGAAACTTGGTCAACGTGCTCGCTTGGCGAAGACACTTCGTGGATATGATTAATCATGAGCTTCGATTTCGACCCCGTCAAATATGGCGTTCTTTGGCAAAAAGTCGAAGGATATGAGAACAAATTCAATGATATGTCCAAGAAAATGGACAAGATGGAATCTCAGCTAGAAGAATTATGTGCCTTGGCTAATAAGAGCCGAGGAGGATTTTGGATGGGGATGGCTATTGTTTCAGCCATTAGTGGATTAATCAGCTTCATAGCTGGATTTTGGCACGCAAAATGAAAGAATTTTTCATTCATCTATTGACTGGCAAAGACAATCAAACTTTTGATATAGGTCGGGTTACTTGGCTTATTGGATTTTTAGCTATTTTAGGAATAGCGGCTTATGAAGTAATGAGTGGGCCAGTATCCTTAAGAGAGTTAGCTGAATCACTAGGAATCGTATCCGGTGCTGGAGGGGCTTCCGTCATGATGAAAAAAGATGCGGAGCCTAGTTAATGTTCCCACTATCAATAGGCACCTATGTCAAAATTATCATTGGTGGTCTCATTGTATTTGGTGCTTGGTATAACGGCTATAGCATTGGGTATGGCAAGCTTACGACATATAAGTTGGAGCAAGAAGCCGCCACACGAGCCAAAGAAGCAGAACAACAAACAGCAACAGACCAAATAAGGAAAGATAAAGATGCTCAAATTAGTGCTATCAACAATCAGCTCGCTAATGCTCTTGTCGAGTTGCGGAACCGCCCCAGTAGGGCCAGTCAAAGCACCGTCAATGGACAAGTTACCTGCGGAAACACTGGAGCCAGCCTTTCTGCCGAGGATTCAGAATTTCTTGAACGGGAAGCTTCCCGTGCAGACCAAATCAGAGTAGCCCTTGAGGCGTGTTATTCCCAATACGATGCGGTGACAAAATGAACAAAGACGAACTAGCTACATGGGTGACCATGATTGCCTCTTTTACTTTATGCATAACAGTGCTGTCTATGGTGACAGTATTTATGTTTGGGTTTTTTAACCCACAAGTCGATAACAACAAGCTTTTTGAGATAGTCGGGCCAGCATTCCAAACCATTATTGGTGGATTTATTGGCTTAATTACAGGCATTAAGATAGGATCTGAGCAATGAAAGAGAACTACCAGTCTGCCCTAAACCATGTTCTTCAAAGCGAAGGATTATGGAGTGACAACCCAGCCGATCCCGGCGGTGCCACTATGAAGGGCATTACTTTGGAGACTTATCGTTCTTGGAAGGGAAATCCACACATCAGCAAGGATGACCTAAAGAACATTTCTGATCAGGATGTCTACAACCTTTACAAGCAAAACTACTGGGACAAGGTAAAGGGCGACGACCTACCTTCAGGCGTGGATTACGCAGTCTTTGATGCATCTGTGAACATGGGTGTAGGTAGGGCTTCAAAGCTTATCCAAGAGGCCGCAGGAGTGCCTGCTGATGGGGTTATTGGCAATGGAACCCTACAGGTTATCAAGAATGCCAATCCAATCGATTTGATCAACAAATTTAGTGACGAAAAAGATGCGTTTTATAAGAGTCTTCCGACCTTTGGTACATTCGGAAAAGGGTGGTTGAATCGTGTCGCACAAGTCAAAAGTACATCAGAATCTATGATTGCATAAGCGACCTTGTGAGATTGTCAACCTGATGGGAAAATAGACGGAACAATGGGGAAAAAATGACCACAGCTACACCATCATGGGTAATGACCTACGATAGTCTGACATCGACTGTTCTACAGTACTTGGAGCGGTCAGATCAGGCCACTATCAATGCTATTCCTACATTTATTACCTTGGCTGAATTTGAAATTGCTCAGGAGATCAAGACTCTTGGTCAATTGCAGGTAGCACAGGCAACCATGCTTGCTGGAAATCCAGTATTGGCTAAACCAGCTAGATGGCGTAAGACTGTGTCTTTTAATTTCACAGATGCCACTGGGACAAGAAAGCCTGTATTTCTTCGCAAATATGAGTATTTAACTAATTTTTGGCCTGACAATAATGAAATGGCTCCTCCTCAGTTCTATGCAGATACTGACTGGGAACACTGGTATTTGGCCCCTACTCCTGACCAAAACTATGATTTTGAAGTGCTCTACTACGAGCGTATTGCTCCATTGAGCTCTACTAATCAAACTAATTGGTTGACTCAAAATGCTCCAACAGCAATGTTGTTTGGCACCCTTTTACAAGCAATGCCGTTCCTAAAGAACGATCAGCGTCAGATTTTCCAACAAAAGTACACTGAGGCAATTCAATCTCTCAAAACAGAAGATGTGGATCGTCTTGGTGATCGTCAAGCAGTTGCCGTGGATAGCTAATGAAATACGCAATCTATATCATCACAAATATTTTGAATGCTAAACAATATGTTGGCATAACAAAGAATTTGAAAAAAAGATGGGGACAACATAAAACCATCAATGGTAGTGCTCCAGCTTTGCATTCTGCTATTAAAAAATATGGAATAGAAAATTTTATTTTTAGTCATATTGCAGATGCGTTTGATTCTGAATCTGCATGCGACATTGAAAAGATGTTAATCAAAGAACACAATACCATGAGCCCAAATGGGTATAACCTCACTCCGGGTGGTGAGGGTGTGCATGGAGTTCTTTTATCAAATGATCACAAAGAAAAAATAAAAGAATCAGTTCATAAATACATTTCTTCTTTATCAAAATCTGAAAAGCAAAAAAAATATACTGCTAAAAAACCAGTTTCTCGTGCTGGATCTAAGCAAAAAGATGAATCTAAAAAGAAAACAAGCATTTCTACAAAGAAAATGTGGGATGAACGTAGAGATGAAATACTCGCAAAAAGAGCAACTACTAGGGCTATAAATAAGGCCAAGAAAGAATTGGAGCAATTATGACCTCATACGTTAGTCCATATACTGGTCAACTCATCAGCCCATCACAGGTGGGCTATGAGTCTTTGTCAATTTCAACCGATACCATTCTTCAGTGGCCCGTCAACGGCAACACATCAGACGTTGTTGCAAACATCATTGAGGTGACTGCAACCGTAGGAGCAGGTTCCTACACTGGAAGCATCAGCGGAACCACTTTGACAATTACTGCGGTCGCATCAGGAACTTTGCAAGTTGGTCAATTTATCAATGGTGCAGGAATCACTTCAGGAACCTACATCACTGCATACGGTACAGGTTCAGGCGGTCTTGGCACATATACAGTCTCAAATTCACAGACAATTAGTTCGAGAACGATTTTTACAAATAATCTAAATTTGTTCATGCCTCCAGCTACTGAGGTATCTGAAGGTCAATCTACTCTGATTCGTAATATCGGAGCAAACACTTTTACCGTTGTAGATACCAGTGGAAACACGATTGTCAGCATCGCTTCAGGAGTTGCTCAGTACATTTATGTGACTGATAACACCACTATTGATGGTGCTTGGGAAAGTGTGACTTTTGGTGCCGGAACATCCGCCGCAAATGCCGCTACCCTTGCTGGATATGGATTGACTGCTCTTGGCTCTACTCTTAATGAATCAACTCCAGTATCACTATTCTCATCCAATTACACAATGACTGCTTCAGATCGTGCATCTTTGTATGCATGGACTGGTGGTACTGGCACAGTGACTTTGCCATTGGCCCAGTCAGTCGGTGCAGGATGGTATGTGACCATTAAGAATGATGGTACAGGTATCCTAAATATTGCCCCACAGGGTACAAATACAATTGACATTGACTTCACTGCATGGCAATTGCAAATTCAAGAATCTCTTGTTTTAGCTACTGATGGCTTGAATTGGTACACCTACGCATATGGTCAGTCCTCATTGTTTGCCTTTACCCAGCTATATTTGGTAGTAACTGGTGGTACTGTGACTTTGACTGATGCTCAAGCATCAAACATTATTCAAGAATACGCAGGTACTTTGACAAGCAATTGCACGATTGTTTTGCCTCCTACAGTTCAGATTTATTCATTTAGAAATCTGACAACAGGTGCTTACACTCTGACTTTCACTACTGGAATTGCAGGCGGAACAACTATTGTCCTACCGCAAAATCAAACGATTATTGCTATTTGCGATGGAACAAACGTCTATAACGCTCAGACATCAACATCCAGCTTTATTAATGCATTGACACTGGGTAATGGTTCTTCATCAGCTCCTTCTTTATCTTTCCAAGGTGACGCTACAACTGGTCTGTATTTAGCCGCATCCGGTCAATTAGGATTTGCAATTGCAGGAATAGCCGCAGGCCAAATCACGTCGACTGGTCTGCTCTTGCCAGTAGGTATCAATGCTGGAGCGTTTTAATGACAACAAAAGTTGCCGTCTTACAAGTTGGTGCAGGTATCCAGCGAGATGGAACTCAGTTCGCCGCACCAGCTTACGTTGATGGCGAATGGGTTCGATTTCAGTATGGTCGCCCTCGTAAGATAGGTGGCTATACAGGTGCTTTCCTAAACGCCCAAGGCATTAGTCGTGGAATGACACTGAGCTCTCAAAATGGAGAGACTTGGGTAATATCCGGATTTAGTGATGGCCTTCAGCAATGGACGATTGACAATGATGATGCAGTGGGAACAGGCCCACAGGAAATTACCCCAGTCGGCGGAGCTCTTACTGCAACTATAAAAAACCAAGGTACTGGATATACAAACGGCACCTATACAAACGTGCCTATCGTCACAGCGTTGGGTACTGGAGCTCTTGCAACTGTAGTTGTTTCAAGCAACTTAGTTTTTAGCGTTACGTTCACGAATAACGGTATTGGCTATCCATATACCGAGACATTCACAATTAATAATGCAAGCATTGGCGGAACTGGCTCAGGATTCCAAGGGATCATTAGTGCAGTCACTTCTTATTCTCCTAATGAGAATACTTTGTGGCAATTTGATATTGGTTATGACCCATACGGTACTGGTCAAAACAATTTGATTGCTCACCCCGGTCTTAATCTTAATGATATCGACCAAACAGTAAACACACGTCCTTTGATTGGCCCATTTACAGGCCTGACATTGAGCCCTGTAGGGGTCTTTTCTGAGACTGCAACTCTGACTTCAGGATCAGAATTAATCACCTTTGCAACCACGATTGCGGCGATTGGTGCTGGCGTTTCAGTATCAGGCACTGGTATTCCTGCTAACACAACTGTTGTGTCTTCAAATTTAGAAGAATATGGCTCTGTAGGATCAGTCTCAATCAATACTTCAGGCTCCGGATATACCACTGGAACTCATACTGGCGTATCCATCGTAGGAGGCCAAATTGGCTCAGGTGCGACAGCGACAGTAGTAGTGACTGGCGGAGCTGTGACATCAGTGACTGTGACTGCAGGCGGATCAAATTACCTATTAGGTGACACATTCACCCTTAGCGGTGGTGGTATTGGAGCAGGTACAGGATTCCAAGGAGCAATTGGTGCTCTATCTGCAGTTACTGCAAACTTGTGGACAGCATTTTTAAGTAATGCCGTTACGACTTCAGGTTTGCAAACCCTTGTTTTTGACAATAACATCAGCGTATCCGGTGGAGTTGTCATGCTGTACCCATACCTGTTCGTATATGGCAACAATGGATTGATTCAAAACTGTGCGGCAGGAGACTTTAATAATTGGACTTCTGCTGACTCCAATGCCAATAACGTGGCATCTACTAAGGTAGTCAAGGGATTACCATTGAGGGGCGGTACAACTTCTCCATCAGGCTTATTTTGGACTTTAGACTCAGTAGTTAGGGTTACTTACTCTCCTCAATCTGTGGGGACATCTACCCTTTACTGGCGTTATGACCTAATTACCCAGCAGTCTTCCATCATGTCCAGCTCATCTGTTATTGAATATGACGGAATCTTCTATTGGATTGGTGTGGATCGATTCTTGATGTACAACGGCGTGGTTCAAGAAGTGTCAAATACTCAAAATACAAACTGGTTCTTTGACAATATCAATACTAAAGAACGTCAAAAGGTGTGGGTATCAAAAGTGCCTCGCTGGGGCGAGATTTGGTGGTTCTACCCTCGTGGTGATGCAACCGAGTGTACTGATGCCATCATCTATAACGTGCGTGAGAAGTGCTGGTATGACGCAGGACAGGCCCTAGGAGCTCGCCGCTCTGCAGGTACCTTTTCTGAGGTATTCAAAAAGCCTATTTGGGCTAGTAATACACCTAACGGAGTTGAAGGATATACCTTGTGGGTTCATGAACAGGGAGTCAATGAGGTCTTCCTGAGAAACGTCAATGCCATCAAGTCATCTTTCGAGACCAATATTTTGGGAGTTAGTGCTGGTTTAGTAGGTTCAGCACAAGGCTTTGGAGACAACTTGTGGACTCGTGTTGAGCGTGTCGAGCCTGACTTCCAGCAAGTTGGTCAGATGAGTTTAGTAGTTACAGGTCGTGGTTATGCGGATGATACCGACATAGCGTCCAAACCCTATCTATTTGATGAATCCACACTTAAAATAGACATGAAAGAACAGCGTCGTGAGATGCGTTTAAAATTTGAAAGTAATACTCAAAACGGCAATTACTTCATGGGTCGTGTCGTATTGAACGTAGAGTCCGGCGATGTTCGTGGTACAGGTAACCCATGATAGCGTACGATCCACGAGGCATGACATGGGATCAGTACAACAGACTGATGTACGAGTTATTTGGTTCAAACCAATTGGGCACTGTAGAAGAGTCCAACTGGCGGCAGTGGGTAGATGGTATGAACGGTATCGGATATTTTGTTCAGTCAGGAATGCCTGATCATCGACCATATGAAAATTGGCAAGATTGGGCAAAAGCTGTGGCAGGAATTATGTCTATAGCACCAAATTTGGGGAGCATATATTGAAAGCGTCACAAGTCATAACAAGCTTTGCACAAAAAGAAGGCTTGAATCCACAGGTGGTATTGCACACTGTTGCATATATCGTTAAGAATAAATTGGGTTTTGTTTTGAGTAAAAACGATACTGTCGTATTGTTTTATGAAATTGCTCCCAAATCCTACGAATGCCATATCGCTACCATGGATACCCCAATTACTTTAATGAGATCTATGACAGACATCTTCAATAGATTGCATAAATTGAATGTCAAAAAAATGTATGGTCATGCCGATAACTTTGAAATTGTCTCCCTGATGCGAAGAATAGTCGCTAGAGAAGGTGGCGAATTAAAAGTATCTGATATTAAAGACTACAACTGGATGATTACACTATGAACCGCTACTACTCTAGACGTGAACTATATGCATTAGGGGAGCCATTAGGCTGTTCAGCTACCGCAAATAAAGTAGGCGGTGGTCGTATTTACGGTGGTGGCGGTGGNGGCGGTGGTGGTAAAGGCGGTGGCGG